ACTCTAGCTATACTAGCGGCATCGGGGTTGTCCCCAAACATTTCAAGGGTGTACCCACCAAGGTCGATTAATTTCTGTTTGTCCCTTCTTACGATAGCGTCCTGTATATCCTGTACCAGTCCGCCATTACTGAACCCAACAATCCCCCCTGCACGGGCACGGGCTATATTAGGGTTTATCCGGCTTGCAACCTGCCCTAATCCTTGTTGGACACCGGCAAGTTGTTGGGGGGTTGCAGCACCTTCCTTACCCACTCTCTGCATGTTCTTTGCTTGGGCTTGGTTCTGCGTCCGCATGATGCCGCCAATCTGGTTCACCATGTCTTCTTTAGTGCGCCCGACAGCTTCAGCTTCTAGCTGTGCCAGAATAGTGTCTTGGGGAGGCTGCGTGTTCAGTTGAATCTGCCGTTTGGCAGCTTCTTTCTCTTTGTTTACCTGCTGTAGTGCGAGCAAGTCGAGAAGGTCCTGACTACCTTTGGCCCGTTGAGCAAGCGCATCTGGGTTAGCGCGGTAGGCATCTACCTTGTCATCAACCGTTGCAGCAATTCCTTGGTTAATCATGTAAACAGTCCCCCTACCGTATTTACTATTTTCTCCCCCACAGCATCTTCCGCTGTTTCTTTAGCACTCTTCTCATCTTTCCTGCCCCAATTCAGTAGCTCCATAATGCCCCCCGCGCCACCTAGGAGTGTGGATAGTTCACTAGGCTCAGAATACGAAAAACTTTGGGCTGCAAGAGGCAATCCTTGGAGAAGCGACTGCATGTATTGTGTCTGCTTGTAAGGAAACTCACGTTCTTCCTCAAACTGCAGGTAATCTGCGGCGATACCTTCCTGTTCTATATCCCGCATCTCACGCCCTGCCTGCGATTGGGCGTCCAATACCCCAATTCCATATTCTAGGGCACGGTCTCGGGCAGTTTGGGCGCGGTCCTGTTCTAAGTTGAACTGTTCTGCTGCACGAGAATAAGCATCCCGGTACCCCTCGCCAGTTACCCCAGCCATCTTGTCGAGCATGGCCCTAGTCAACTCTACGTCTGCCAGCGCCTGTCGAGACCCCCCATAGGCTCCAGCTTGGGCTAACTTGGCGTTCTGTGCGGTACGCGCAATATCGGTCTGCCGCCGAAGCTCATCCAATTGCGGGTTCAGAGCCTGCTGGATGTAGGGGTTCATAAAAGTTTGTGCAGTGCCATCAGCCGTAAATGACTGAGGCTGGTAGGGCTGTAGGGCAGCACCTGATGCATCCGTGGGGACCCCTAAAGCTGCAATACCTGTAGCAGCCTGCTGCTGTAGCGCCGAAGGGCCAGCCGTAAGCGGTCCGGTATAGGCTTGGTAGGGCATATCCCCCAAAGCCTGCCCTCTACCCAATATGTCAGTGACATACGGCCCCGCCCAACTAGACAGGGAAGATTCTGATCCGGTGTGTTGCCCTACATTAGGATCGGGACCTAAACCTACACCACTACCCGCTGTTTGTTTCGGGTCTACCCCAGTTCCAGTTGCAATTCCAGTAGCCATAGAAATATACCTTTACGCAGGTAACGCTTTACGCGGGTTAATCTGTTTACCTTGGGCGGATCTGCCCGTACGTTGTTGCCGTACACGAGCCATCATTTCGTCAAGGGTTTTTGCCCCAGCATTGGAGTTTCCATTACCAAGGTGACTGACAACATCAGCAGGTACAACAAACTCCCCATCACTTAATGCAGCGGGTTGATTGTTGTTAATCGTTGCCGGTACTGCATCGGCCATACCATCGGAATTTCCACCGAGATACCGACCTTGAGCAAGTGCGACTATACCCCCATGACGCATAGTAGACACGGGGGGTGGCCTAGACTGTCTGGCAGGATTTGCAAGGTTGAATTTGCGTAGCTCTTCCGCTTGTGCGATGGCTTGTTGATTAGCAGCGGCAATACCGGGAGCTTTAGCGTACTGAATATCAGAAAAATATCTTTGCCCAGAACTACCGGGACGCCGATTTGGGTCGTACGCATAAGTTTGGGTAACAGGTGCAGCCATTGGCGACTCTGCAGTTCCTGCCAGCCCTGCGACACCCGCCCCGCCCCCCATAGGAACACCCTGACGCACAGCCGTATATTTAGGTATCCCACCTCGGTAGCCAACAGGGCGAATATCGGGGTCCAACATACCTTGGTTGTCCAGTAACTTAGATATTCCTGCACCAAGCAGTGTGCTACCTAGGTCGGTATCCGCAAAAGCCTTACCGCCGTCCAACATCTTAGCGAACCAACTTCTATCATCTTTTTTATCTTCATCCGCCTGAGGGTCGTTAAATAACATCATAGTCGTTTCTAACCTCTACCTCTGGGGCCAACTAGCCCTAGTAGTTGATCTGTTGTGGCACCTAATTGAGTAGCAAGGGATCTGCCTTGGGGGTCAGTTCCATAAGGACTGGCAAACAGCCCTGCTTGCTGGGGGTTGGCAAAAATACTACCAAAGTCGTATAGGTAATCAATATTCGTTGGGGGTGGCGTAGTAACAGACACTTCTCGCCTCATCGAAGCAGGGTCCGACAAGACATCCATAAGGAGGTTTTCCTTCTGTTCCTGCTGAAGCTGCCTGTTAAAGTCAGTCTGTAAGTCGATTTTAGTTTCAGTTAGCGCATCAAGTTCTCTTTGGGTATTAGCATCTATCGCTGCGTAAATACCTGTGGGCCCCGCAAACGGAGATGTAGTAGCTACATCAACTGGGCGTCCGGCAAGCAGATCATCCAGCATCTGCTGGTCTTCAATAGTGATCTGGCCGTCCCCGGTGACATCGTACAGCGCAAGCTGGTTCTCTGTTAGAACTTTATTCTGCGCTATGACATCAGCAACGAAATCAATATCCGTTGCGGTTACATCCTGTCGGGGCTTACCTACTAGATCCGCGACTGCATCAATATCGCTCGCTAAAGCCGCTTCGGTACCTGTTAAAGATTCTCCAAGAGTAGTCTCAGCGAGGTCTATCCTCTCAAGGACTTCCTCAATAGATATATCTAGGTCAACCGAAAGGTCAGATAAGGCGGATTCAATAGCCGCGTCACGTTGCATCCCCGCTTCTTCTTTAGCAGCGATGTCCGCAAACAACCCGGTAGGATCAACAGACTCATCGACATTGGGGGTAGAAGGGTCGTCATCCCGCCCCGGCGTACCCAGTACATCCGCAACGTCTGCAACGTCTTTTGTAACACCTGCTATATCTGCAGCTACGTCTGCAGCCAGACCACCTATGATGTTAGTAAGGGTGTCTGCAGTTGTATTTAAATCTCCAGCTAGTGTAGCTATAGCTTCGTCGGTGCTTAGCCCTTGATCTTGTATTAGCTCAGTTAACCGGGCCTCGACTCCATCTATATCAGTACCGAGATCAGCCAGACCTGCTTCTAGGTTTTTTATATTTGCAGCTACGTCTGTAGCCAAATCACCTACAAGATTAGTAAGGTTGTCTGCAGTTGTATCTAAATCTCCAGCTAGTGTAGCTATAGCTTCGTCGGTGCTTAGCCCTTGATCTTGTATTAGCTTAGTTAGCTCAGTCTCAACCTCACTTACGCTAGTCCCGAGATCAGCCAGACTTGTTTCAAGGCTTGCTATATCTGCAGCTACGTCTGTAGCTAAATCACCTACAAGATTAGTAAGGTTGGTCTCGGTTGTACCTAGTTCTGCAGCTAGATCAGCTACAGCTTTATCGACATCACCGTCGTTTTCGTTGATTAGCGTAGTTAACCGAGTCTCAACACTGGATATATCAGTCCCTAACTCAGCCAGACTTGTTGTCAGACCCGCTATATCTGCAGCTACGTCTGTAGCTAAATCACCTACAAGATTAGTAAGGTTGGTCTCGGTTGTACCTAGTTCTGCAGCTAGATCAGCTACAGCTTTATCGACATCACCGTCGTTAGCGTTGATTAGCGTAGTTAACCGAGTCTCAACACTGGATATATCAGTCCCTAACTCAGCCAGACTTGTTGTCAGACCCGCTATATCTGTAGCTACTTTTGTAGCCAGATTACCTATGGTGTTAGAAAGGTTGGTCTCGGTTGTACCTAGCTCTGCAGCTAGATCAGCTACAGCTTGATCGACATCACCGTCGTTAGCGTTGATTAACGTAGTTAACCGAGTCTCAACACTGGATATATCAGTCCCTAACTCAGCCAGACTTGTTTCAAGATCTGCACCGAGAGATACGTCTGCGGCTACGCTTGAGGCCCAGTCACCTATAAGGCCGGTAAGGCCCTCCGGACTTACTTCTAACTTATCAGCCAGAGTACTTAAAGCGTCCTCTAGATCCCCACCGTTATCAGTGAGTGACGCAACTAAATCAGCCCTAGCTTCTTCTAAGCTACTCCCTAGCTCAGCCAGTGCATACGACGCTCCCATGTAGCGGAAGGGGGCTTCTTCATCGTCAACCTCTTCGTCTAGGTCAACCTCTTCGTCAACCTCTTCGTCTAGGTCAACCTCTTCGTCAACCTCTTCGTCAACCTCTTCGTCTAGGTCAACTTCATCGTCTAGGTCAACCTCATCGTCTTCTTCTTCGTCATCTTCAGATAAAGGTGGGCCTTCTGTTTGACCACTGGTGCCAGTCATGGGGGCGGTAAAACCTGTACCCTCGTCATCTGCAACGTCAAGATCCAAATCAATGGAGCCTTCACCAGTAATACCTGAGCCACCTAGAGAAATTGCATCGTCACCCTCTTCGTCTAGGTCAACCTCTTCGTCTAGGTCAACCTCTTCGTCTAGGTCAACCTCTTCGTCAACCTCTTCGTCTAGGTCAACCTCATCGTCTACGGCTTCTTTATCGATAATGGCATCGATTTCTCCGTTTAAATTTTCGGGCGGTTCACTGACAAGGTTGTTTATGTCCCCAACAGTAAACGCGCTATACGCAGACTCTCCGTCTTCAGCAGCCCGGTCGGCTATAGCGTCTCTTACATCTGCCGTAGTCGTTATTTCATCTTGGGCAACAGTGCCTAGGATGTTATTGATTAATGTAGTAGCGGTTATACCTGCGCTATTTAACGCCGCTGCGGCATTGTCATACAGTGTTGTAAACGCTGTTGGAAGGCTTCCGTCTGCTACATAAGCATCATAGGCGGATTCAAAATTGTCTAATATGTCTCGTACGTCTTCGTCGGTAGCAATAATCAGGTTAGAGGCTAGATCACCGGTTTGTGACAACCCGTATATCGAACCGGTTGTACCGCCTCCAGCGAGGAACGCCATTACAACAGCGCCAGAAACATCGCCTGTAACATCAATATTAGGGTCTAACAAGGCCAACTGCCCACTTACATAATTGGCAACAAGTCCCTCCTCAACAGACTCGGTAGCACCTTCCTTAAAGAATATCGAAGTTCCTTCCCCTACCCGGTCTACCAACGCATCGATGCTACGCCCAAGCAAAGTAACGCTATCCCCAGCGATATCCCCTGTTAAAGGGTTGTATTCCGGGGCATCTGGCAAATTCCGCCCGAATATGTTTTGTTCTAAAGCATCTCCCCCAACCTTGTTTAGCGCAAGAACAGCGGTCGCCTGAAGCAGGCCAGCGTTCCAACTAATATTGGTCGCATAGGCGCGAGCTTCCTCCTCTCCCAGCCCAGAACGAAGCGCCACATCTAGGGCTTGTTCGTAGGCCCCGCCAGCAGCCGATCCAAAACTTTCAGCTACGTCGGACATAAGAGCGGCGTTTAGCGATACATTTCCTGCAAGAAGCTCAGCTACCTCATCACTACGCCCAACTATTTTAGCAGCGCCCTTAGCTGCTACCCCTGCGGCCCCGCCAATTAGGAGGGGAACAAGTTCTTGAGAAAGTTCTACACCTATGTACTCAGCGAGAAACATTGTGGGGTGGTCTTCTATAGCCCCGAAAAGCCCCTCAATAACTTCAAGAGAACGCTCCGTTGTGGACATAGCATCCCGTGCGGCTATCGCTGCTGCTGTAGCTTGTTCTACGGTGAACCCGGCAGCTATGTTTGCTTCATAAGTATCACGGTAAGTCTTCCCCTCTATCGCGGCGGATACCCGTCCGTCAAAGGCTTCTTTATCGGCTGTGTACTCTTCTGTGAGTCCACCTTCCCCTATTGCAGCAAGATCTTGAGCAAACCGAGTGAACGCGCTCTCTTCAATTTCCCCGAGTCGCCAGCTATCACTACCTACAGGCTCAATAGAGCTAATAAAATCGTACGTGGTGCCGAATGCTTCAAAAACACCACCTATACCCCTAAAGGTATTAGCCATAATGTTCTGTACGTTGGTGTTATCCAACGTAAACGTAGCGTCGAAAATCTCGCTACGGGCTTCAAACTCCCACTCGTCACTGTTTACGAAGTAGTCCATGACGTTGCTTAATTGGTCAACGAGGGACTGATCCATATCTAGGAGTTCTGCAACCTCCTCCCCGTCGCCTTGAGAAGCCGCAGCCATAAATACAAGCGCACTATCTTCAGGACTAAGGGATTCCCGTAGATTCTCGGAAAAATCTACGATACGGGTAGAAGTTGTGGGGTCACCGTTAGCATCGAAAGTTGTTATTTCTTCCTTAAAAACCCCCGGACTAACCATCGTACGTATGACAGTCTCTCGACCATTCATCCCGTTGTACCGCTCTTCGTATTCCGATAGCTGTATTAAACTTCCATCTGGCCCTCTGCCTACCGGAAGATTTAGTAGATCTATAGGAGTAGCCGAAACGATACCGGCCCAATCAACTGGAGCGTCTTCTGAATCCTGTATCTCGGCTGCAAATATGCTGGCAGATTCACCGGGAGGAAGATTGTCCCCTGCTTCGGTGATAATCTCGTTCCAAGCCGCTAAGAAGTCTTCCTGTACAGAAGGGTCAATCTGATCGGCAGAGAAAGAACTATTTACCTGTGCAATAGCTCCAAGAATATCGGTTCCGGTCCCATTCTCCGCTACAAACTTATCCCACAGTGCTCCTAAAGCCTGTTGCGCGTGTGCAGAAGGACTTCCCCCTCTAAGTTTGAATGCATCTTTATCGGTAGCACTTAAAACATTGTTTACAAGTGTGTTCCAATTTTTGTGCAATCTACGTTGGAAGTCTTCTATATTAGTAACAGGGCTATTATGTACATTTTCCAAATAATGTTGGGCGACTTGCGACTCACTAAGAGCTTCCCCAAGTTTATTTAGATAAGCATATTCTGCTGCGTTAAAATTAGGATCTAGCGCAATAGCAAAAGCAGTACCTATTTCTTCTTCCTGCGCTATAAGAGCCTCATCGAGGTTTTCGCTACTGTTGTTTAGGTTTTCCAAAGAATCTTTGTACTCACCCAGAGCAAGGTCATACTCCTTAACTAACGGATCTGCATCTGCAGCGGTAACAGACTCTAGTGCAGCTTGATACGCATCTAGGTCGGTATCTATGTCTGCAGCAAGTTCCGCAGTAAGTTTGTTTATTTCATCTATCAGCCCTTGTAGATGCATGTCGCCACCACCCTCATCATGAAGGCGAGTTAGCTCCCGTATCCGCTCTATCTGCGGCATCCACTTGTCACGTAGCGTCTGTAATGTTTCGGAGTCCTCTTCGTAATTAGGGTACTTGTCTTTCCATTCCTGATAGAGTCCGTCTGATCTGGCAGCTAGTGCTTCAGTTTCTCCGTAATCTCCGGAAAATTTATCTAAAATATTTCCGAAAGAAACTCCAAAATCAGTCTCATCTAATAAATCATGGAACTCCTTTGTGGTGTAGGCTTTGAAAGTGTTGTATGCAGCCCTACCCGCTGCTTCCCCACCTTCCCCACTTAAAATACTTCCTACAACACGTTGTGAAGCTGCGGCTATGTAGGCTAATTTCCTAGGGTCCTCTAAATCGATACCTAAATGCCCTGCTACCCCTTGTATAAATTGCGTAGTTATAAGGCTACGGCTAATAGCACGGTTAATAATGTCTGAATTAACATCCTCACCAGTCAACGCAGCCGCTAAAGAAGTCCCTATTACATTCTGTACTGCACTAGGCAGAAGTCTAGTTCCGGTTACCTCCCCGTTTTCGTTGACAATATCTATTTCCCAGTCTAGTCGGTCTGCAATGACGCCCGTCGCTGCATCTATAGCCGGTGCGAGCCCCCCTCTAAGAAAGGCTTCAAGAGGATCTTCCCCGTATATGACCGCATTAGTAGCTCCCTCTGCTCCACCAGCAATCATATCGGCAACAAGCTGGCTACCAACTTTGTCCCCTACGGCTTCTCCGACAAAATCTCCTACCTCACCCCCAACTTTAGCGGACACATAGGATATTGCGGTGGCCTTCAGAGCATCCCCCAGTGAACCTCCCGCACGGTAGGTCTCCACTCCATCTATCAAAGGGAGAGCCCATAACTGCCCAGTCGCGATTGCGGCTATCCTGAGAGTGGCTGCTAAAGGGTCCTCAAAGAACCCATGCGCGAAATCGTCTACCCACCGCCCCACCGGCCTTATAATGTCGTTTACAACAAAATCACCGATGTCTTCAACACGATCAACTACCCAGTCAACCGCACCTTCGACTATATCGAATACTTTCTTACTGAAGCGTTCTACAGCGGCCATCTATCTATTCCGAAGTAACGGTCCCATGAGGGGCTTCTTACCCAAGTGGATATACACGACATACTCATCCGTACCCTTAACCTTACCTATACTGAATAAGGTGTCAGAGTTTTGCTGCTGCGCCCTACGGTCAAACAACTTAAACGCATTCAGGAACACGGGGGTACGAAACGTAGTCATATAGTGCGTGATCTTTCTCTTCTGTAGGTAAGTAAAGTACTTGAACCCATTCAGAATGAAGTTACGCCCTGTATCTACGTTAAACGCACGCCCGACCATCTTGCGCTTGTTCTTACCCTTCCCCTTGTGCCCTATAAAGACCGTATTACCGATCTGCACTGCATCAGTGCCGGGTATCGTCATCTCAGAGGCAATAAATGCTAGGTACTGGTCGGGGGAATACTGATCCGTGGTCTGCTTATCGTTACTAGCAGCCATACCGAGGATCACAGGCCCCTCCAAAAGTCGTTCTTTGCTGTTCACTATCTGCATACTAAGACGCCGGAAGGAACAGCGCGGCAGAGTAAATATTACCCATGCCAGCAGCTAGACTGAGGAAAGGCCCAGCCGGGACCTCTGCGCTTTCCGAAAGGAACACAGGATCGTAGGCCGTACGGTTAAGTATTTTGGGCACGTAGTTACGCTTCATGTCGTCCAACAGTAAACCTGTTTCCAGCAGGCCGCTTGCTCCCATTGTATGCCCTACCAAGGGCTTGTATGAGGTCGCTATAAAGTCAGGACCTAGGGATCGCAATAAAGCCGTTCTTTCCGCAGCATTGTTTACTGGCGTACCAGTGCCATGCGTCTTCACTAACTTTACACAATTTGGGGGCAGATTGGCTATATAGAGGGCACCTTCTATAGCTTTGCTGTACCCACTCCCATCAGACCGTTGCCCCAGCGGGTTGGTGTTATCTTCGGCGGAACTATACGCCCCGAGGAACATAGCCGCAGGGTCAGCCATGTTGGGATGTTCTTTCTCAAAAACCATAACCGCTGCCCCCTGCCCAATATGAAACCCTTGGTTCCGCTCATCGAAAGCGGAAGGCTGCATGTCCTCCTCATCCTTGTACTGCAGGCTGGCTCCCGCCTCCCCAAAAAACTCTAAGACAAGATTGTTTACGCTGTCTTCTCCGGTAAACACTACAACCCGGTCAAACCCAAAGTTATTCATCAGGTTCTGCATATCCATGAGGACTTTCAGGCTGGACGCACAGGCACTAGCATCCGTAGATACGTGATCGTGTACCCCAAACATGCCAGCTATGCGCCCTGCATAGATATTAGATAGCACGATAAAAGGTACCTTTATCTTGTAGTGCAGTTGCGCAGAAGGGTCTTTGTCGTAGCGCCCATTGTTGCCCATCCATCCTTGATTACCTGCGGCAAACAGGAATCCGGTCTTACCCTTAACTGGATTGTCACGGACGTAATTAAGGAGATCTTCATCCAGAAGTCCCTCTAAAAGTTTATGAGGAGGGTAGGACATCCCACGTTTAGCCCGTTTGAAGGTCTTAGGGAGGATATGGGCGTGTTGAGGGTACGGAACGTCATCAATAAGGGTTTTTTCGGTAGTACTTGCGGTGCGGTAATGCGTTATATAGATCACCCTAAATCCTCCAGTAACTCTTCTACGGACTCATAGGTGTCTTCAGGATCAACGGTTTTCTCCTTCAGCAGGTGATCGTAAAGGTCCTGAACGGTCATACCTTTAGGTAATTCCTCATCACCATCCTCGGGTATGCCATAGGCTTCAGCTAGGACAAAGTACGTCATTGCAACGTCCAAGCTATCTAGGTTAAGCGTATCTTCATCTACTACATCGTTGAGTGCAGTTGCGGGTACATAATCGGAAGGTATGCTCTTCTGGGATAACGCAACAGCGTTAAAAAGCTTTAAAAAGTCCAACAGTCGCTCCTCTAATAAGGGTGCGGTAAGTATAGAGGACTTGATACTAGGAGCAACTAGAGCTTATATATTACTAATATACGACACCGCTACAGAGGCAGACGGTATACCGGAATGGGGGGATGAGGCGCTCTCCGTATGCAGATTAACGTCTGTGTCACTAGTAGCCCACTTGACCTCTACATATTGGGTTGCTGTAAGAGATACATGGAACAGACAATGCAGGCTGGAATAATCCCCCGGACCTACAGTGTATTTCTGTGCTGTGTACGCTTTGTTTGATCCATTTAACGCAAGCCATACAAGGACGGTCTGTTCAGCAGCGTCGTTGTTCTCTACCTGCAGCATCACATCGAACCCGTACAGCCCATCGTTATCGACGGTTATACGACTGCTACTAGCGACACTGACCGCATTGCTCGTGTCAGTGGTATTAAAAGTTACTGAGTATCCGGTATTAATGCCTGCAGCCGACTGATCGGCTGTGCTATAGAACATACCGTGGGGGGAATATAAGAATTTACCTCCCCCATCAGTCCGCAACAGGGTATCTAACGTACCAGTGAAGCGGGTAAAGAATAGCCGAAGCACTCCGTTAAGCTGGTCCATGTATGGGCGGTTATACATGTCCGTTGCTTGAGGTAAAGCAGGAGGGGCTCCTCTATATATCTCGTTCGCCATTAACGTCGCCCATCGACCCGCATATCAAATCGTGGGGAACCTAACTGCCACCTGACCCCTTCTGCGGTAGATTCGACCTTGAGCGACATTTGCCGTCCTCGTACACGGGTGTGTATCTGCCCTGTGTACTGCTCTACAGGAGAGGTGGCCGTGCGAGTTACCGCCCCTGAACTGTTACCACTCTCAGACGTTGGATCGTTATAACCGGACCCGGAGTTAGCCAAAGGCAACAGGGATATAGTTGCGGCTGGGGAAGTAGCTGTGGACCCTTCAAACACCATATCGGGCATAACACGGCTGATTAAGGCAAACCGATGCCCGTCATCAATATCGAACTGCCCAGAGGTAATACTTGCTGTTATTGCGGTGGTAGTCCCAGTTTCTTTATCGTCCGCACCGACTTCGTGGTCTACGAGGTTGTAGGTATAAGTTGCGGCTAAAGGGCTATCCCGCAGGCCGGAATCCATCCACGCTGTGCGAGCCATCGTACCGTAGTACCAAGTCTTATCTAGGTAGTTATAGACGACATACCTATCAATAGTTGTACTGTCGTCAGAGCAATAAAACCACCACACTTCATGGAAAGCCTCATTCGTACCCGCGAATACTTGGTCGTACTGAAGCGTATTAAAGTCATCAAATACATACCGGCGAACCGTACATGGCAGGGGCTGGGTGCGCCCGTCATACATGTAGAACTTGTCTTTTCCCATCCAGAGGGACACTCCATTAGAGTGTGCGACCGCGTTTTGGGATGCAATAGAGACATTATCCCCGACTAGGTTAGCCCCCCATACAGCAGGAGGGCCTTGATATTGCAGAGAGTACAGAGAGGAATCAGTCCACACTAGTATCTCTTCTCTGGACTGTCGGGCACTGACTATCTCTGTACCCTTAGACAAGCGCAGATCTCCTGCTTGATTAGTAGCCGCAGGAGTCCAGTTCGTAACACTCTCTTGGTCAGACCAACGTATCAACATAGGGTCTGTTGTCGCGCTTCCCAACACGTTAGTCCCCATGCAAAACACAAACCTACTTACGTCAGATACAAATACCAGACGTTGTGTAGTAGGAACATCGGATGCACCAGATAACGATGTAAGCGCAACCGCCCGAGTAGATAAGCCGTTCGTAGCATCCCAGTAGTACGCAGGGCCATCACGAGGACCAAATACAAGATCTTCCCCGAACTGCGCTTGGGACCAGAGACGTATATTCTCAGTAGACGATAACCCTGTACCCCACGTACCCCCACCCCAAGTACCTGCACCCCAGCCAACCGCAGGCACCTCGTAGGCTTGCCCCGTAGTTATCTGGTACTTGCCTACAATAGAGCCCCCACCATTTCCACTGTCGGAAGCATTTGCTGCGACCGCAACTCCAGTTGAAGGGTTCTTGGCTGTGATCTTGTAGCTATTAGCGTTTACAAGTTCAGCTACTTGGTACTCTTGGTTAAGGACTTCCGCAGTTATGGTCCCACCTAACGATGCGGCCCCTGTAAAGGCTACAAAATCGTTCTCAACGGCCCCATGAGAGGAATCTGTGACGGTTAGGGTACTGCTCCCGTTAGTGGCAGCAAAAGTAACATCCCCGGCGGAAGTAGTAGCACGTAAAGGAGTTATATCGTTATACGCTGCCCCTTCCTCAAGGTAGAACTTGAGATGAGTGCCCACCCCTATGTACTGGATGCTACCAAGCGTTACCCAACTTGATAGCGACCTGCATACCCCTAGGAAAGTAGAAGTAGATATTCGTTGCCAGCCCCCTATTTTTTCAGGGTACCCACCACGAAAGCGAACCTTGTCGCACTCATACCAACCGGGCTCACTGGTATACCGGCTTACTTCACGGTTAACCCCCGGCTTGAAGACCATCTTTTTAAGTGGCATGACACACCTATAATGTTTGCCCAAAGATAGGGGGCAATGTAGTTACAGTAATAGACACACTCTGCTTTAGCTCTAAAGGTTCCCCACAATCCGAACACGTTGCCGCAGCTAGTTCCGCCTCATCTAGGTCAAATCCGCAGTACCCACAGACTACTTCGATAGTGTGCAGGGGCTCGACTGCATCCCCATTCGTGTGAGGAAACACAACTTTACGCATATTCACCCGTGCGTATCATCTTGCAAATTTCTCTGGCCCTGTTCCCTACCTGTGTAGCCCACCTACTGTCGTAGAACTCTTCAGAGGCTCGATCAAAATCCTCCTCTGCCATCGCAGCTAAAGCTTTTACAAACCCCCGCAAGCGGGTCTGCCC